TCTTATAGTCAGTCTCGCAGTTTTTCCAGTGCCTAATGAACGGGTAATAACGGCATACCCCCAAGCAGTGCCTTTATCCTTGCTGATAAGAGGATAAACTTCTGTAATAAGTAGCTTACGCCTATCTTCTTTCCTGCCGGTTGTCAAGTCGATATATCCCATGATTTCTTGCTGGTTTGCCATTTTCACACGGATATCAACGTCTGGAAGATTCAGAGACTTTATAATAGCCTCACCCTCTGCAAGCAAACCGCCCATATCAGTGATAGAATAGCTTTTTGATTCGCTACCATCTTTGTTAGTACCAATAGAGTATCGTGCAATAAGTTCTCCGAGTTTATCCTTTGCCTTGTCTTTACTTATTTTTTTAGCAGTACCATCTTTTAATAGTACAAATAAGTCAACGATTCTGGCAAGCTCAACCGTATTCCCAAAATCAGAAAAGAAATCAACTTTAATAAGGTTGTCCCTCTGATTTGTTTTAAGAGACGTTTTCTGACTTGCTCTAAGTAATACTTCCATGAATGTTTTTGGCTGGTACTTATGCGCCACTTCATAAAGCTCATTTGCTACTTGAGCGTTCAGATATTTGAGAGATGTAATACCTTTTGCGATAACTTGTTTTTCTTTATCGAAAACATATTTATCCTTCGATACGCCAAACTTTGGCGGGATTATCCGAATCCCATAAAGTAACGCAAGGTCGCTACCGTTTCTGATATCTTCTTCTCCGTTCGCATTATTAAGATAAGCAGTAATAAACTCATACGGATGGTAGTACCGAAGATATGCACATAGATAACCTATCATACAATACCCAATACTGTGGTTAAAACCAAACATATAGCTTGATGCATCCTCAATAATCTGAAGGAATGTTTTTGCTTCAACTTCTGCGACTTCACGCGGTTGAGGCGAATTGCTACAATACCCCTCAAATATAGCCGGTAATGCCTTCTGAAGCCTGTCATGGTCTTTACGTCCAATAGCGCGTCTTGTATTATCTGCGTCGCTGCCAGACATTCCGCATATCTGCTGGAGGAACTTAATAACATCCTCCTGATATACAAGATAGCCGTTGTTTTCTTCAAGCAGTTTGTCAATAATCTCTGAGGGGTTCTTATTTGGCTTATGCTTCATAAGGTCATCACGGTAAGAAGCTCCAGAAGGTCTGATTGCCGCCGTTACAAGACTCATATCAAATACGCTATGTGGTACATACTGCTTTAACATGGTAAATGCAAAATCGCCTTCAAACTGGAATATCCCAACCGGGGAGCGTAACATATCAGTCCAAACGGCTTGGTCTTCCCAATCTATCTCATGCGACTGTGGGTAAGGCTTGCCAATAAGCTTATAGGCGTCCTTGATAATCTCTACGTTCTTCAAACCAAGGATGTCATACTTGACCAACCCAGTTTCATGAACACAGTCCATATCAATTTGAAGTATTGTTTTGTTATCGCTCTCGAATACTCCATAGTTATCTGCCAGCGTTATTGGAGACGCAACAATCCCAGCCGGATGCATTGACTGTGAGATAACGGTATCAATAAGCCCATCAAAGTAGTAGAACACTTCTGGATATTTTGCCTTAGCCGATTCCGGGTCTGCGTCATACAAGTCTTTTATCTCTGATGACTTCTTAAACGCCCAAGGATTTTGGGCAGACTTCTTTTCGTTTTCTTTCTTTAGCCGCTCGTACTCAGCTACATATTGCTTTATTAGTGCCTCTCTTGATGTGTTTACAATACTGTTATGCGGGAAATACAATGTATTATTTTTTGCATCAAAGTAGTAAGTAGTGTAACAGTCTCTTGCATCTCCGTCCTCTACTCTTACATTAAGGTCTTTAAGTGCGTCTACGATTTTCTTAAAGCTCTTTGTATCATGAAGATTTTCTTTATCCCATCTGATAGAAAGCGCTCTACATATTTCGTCAATAGCACCTTTGTCCTTTACTGTACCGAGTGCTAATATGAAGGCTGTCTTATTTTGACCGAATCGTTTGATAATGTAGTCGTAAACCTTATCCCTATCAGAAGGAGAAACGTCGATATCAATATCTCCGATTTCCTTTCTGTCCTCGTTTGCAAAACGAGAAAACACAGTATGCCATGTCTCTGGATTAAGGTCTGTAATATTTGTAACGAATGCGACACGAGAACCCCCGCACGAGCCTCTATTAAATCCTACAGGAATATCGTTGTTCTTGCACCATGTTACAAGCTCAGACATAAACAGCATAAATCCAGACATATCAATTTTATCAAAAACTCGACATTCTTCTGAGATTGCTGTTTTGAAGTTCTCTACTTGAGATTGCTCAATCGCGCCTGTCAGAACCTTTTCCTCTAAGCACCTTAATATAGTTTCATCAAACACTTCTTTGTCGCGTTTTCCATATAACTTCGGGTACTTAAAAGATAAGTCTAAGTCAAATTGTTCCACGCTGTCAGCCATCTTGTTTGTGTTATCTATTGCCTGTAAATATAACTGCTCAGGAAGAGCGTCCTGCTGCTTAAACATTCCTACAAGCTCATCGTAAGACTTGTAAGTGAGGTCAAAGCTATCTTCGTCAGCAAACTCAATGCGTTTTGCTAACTGCAAAATACTCCTGCATTCTGCTGTATATTTATCAACGCTATGTGTATCTGTACCGGCAATAAGCGGTATTCCATACATCTGCGACAACTGCGCTAAATGCTGATTGTATGTTACTTGCTCCGGGAAATCGTGTGCTTGAACCTCAAAGTAATCGTAGTGTTTTGCAATCGCTTCGTATCTCGGATGTGAAAACTGTAGCTTGTTTAGTGGTGACGCCAAACAAGCACTAATTTTGATTACATTCTTTGATATACCAAGGAACTCGTCAAACGATATACGAGGCTTATAGTAAAAGTGAGATTCCTCTGTTGACTTGCTTACTAATCGGTTTATTTCAAGTACACCAGCTTCATTTTTTGCAAGAAGAACTGTATGGAAGTTGTCGCGCTCTTTCACGGAATGTGTCTCAGTAAGATAGCATTCAACCCCATGAATGTATTTGATACCGGCTTTATCACAAGCCATTTTTTTCTTTGGCCAGTTATAGATATTACCATGCTCCGTAAATGCCAAGGCTGTTTGACCAAGCTCTACAGCCTTATCTACATACGCCTGGTATTTTGTTACACTGTCCAGCAAAGAATTGTCAGTGTGAAGGTGATAAACTGTGTAATTCATTATTCGCCTCCGTCCGAACCAAATACCTCATCTTCATCATTCTTTTCCTGTAATTGCTCAGGCGGGAATGGTAGAGGGTCTTTGTAGTTTGTCTTATCCCATGCGTATTGATGGTCTAAATCTACTTCGTCAGTAAAGAATCGTCTTGATGGGCGGTCATAATAAAGACCGATGCTTCGACCTTCATACCCAAGCATTCTATCCTTCAAAATATCGCAAAGAACATCATATTTTATAGGTGGAGTTTTCCATCCCTTGCCGTTTAGCCTTGGTTCGCCTTTTTTATCGTTAGGCTGTACCCTGTAAAGACTGACAATTCTATGAGCAAGGTCAATAATTGCTGAAATACCCTGAACATCCATCTTTGTAAGTCTTCGCATTGTTTCAATTTTGTGCGGATGAACTACCAGAATAATTGTCACGTTGTATTTTACCGCAAATGAAATTAGGTCTGTGACAAGCTCTGCCTGTTTATCGTACTTGTTATCATCATTATTTTCGAGATTCATAGAAGTCATGTTATCCAATACGAGAAGCTTTACGCCATATTTTCTAACGCTGTCTTCCATCGTTCTAAACAAATCTGACTTTTTGTTTGATAAACCATCTTCATATACGAAAAGCTTACCACGGTAATAATCTGAAATTTTACGCTTTGCCTCTGGCGTGACTTTCCAATACGTAGACTCTCCGCTTTGACACTCCTGCACATTCCTTTGACCGGCGAACACATAGTTTATCCAGTTTTTTGTTTGAAAGTTAGGAAGCTCACCAGAATAAAGGAATACGTTTTTGTCTTGGTCTAATGCCTGACATACTATTGTGTTGATAAAGCTGGACTTACCGCTACCGTTAACGCCGGTAAATATATTGAGCGTTCCGTAAAACAGTTTCATCAAATATCTATCAAGCGGTTTAATATTTGTGACAATACCATCGAGAGAGTCTATATCCAAATCGTCAATATCAGAGAAGTCTTTTACTCCGGGTACTGGGCTATCCTTAGCATTAATAATCGAGTCCATAACAGTTTGACTGCCGTAAAAAAATAAAGCTTCATTCAGGTCTTTTATAACAACCTTAGTACCGTTTGGACGCTCAAAATACTTAGGTAACTCAACAACCTTTGTCCGCCAGCTCCCAAGCCTATATATCGCTTCTTTTTGAAGCTTTATTCCGGCTTCATCACTATCTGCGCAGATAATGATAGATTTGAATTGCTCAAGCCAGTCCCAATTTTCCTCAATCCAATGCGTGTTCCCAGCTCCAAGAGGAACAGAAACCGTGTTAGTCCATCCCGCTTCTATGGCGCTTAAAGCATCGCCCTCTCCTTCACAAATTAGTAAAGGTTGTTCGACATTAATACGATTCATGTTAAACAGAAGCGGGGTAGTGTCTGCGTTTTTCTGACACCAGCACTTTATGTCACTCTTGTTAAGTTTACGGGAAGGTCGGTACTTAACCATAGTCAAAACGTCGTTCGTGTCGTAATAGTTAAATACCGTGTTTCCTTCCTCGTCCTGCCTTACATCGGCATAGTCCAATGTCTTTTGGCTTATTTTGCGCTTGCCCCAGTATTTGTATATTTCTGTTTTGTCAGTACACTCTACCTCGTGAGGGTATTTGTACTGATGCCTTGTTTTTACACCAAGCTCACCGAAGCTATATTTGATATCTGCCAGCTCAAAGAGTCTTTTACAAGCTTCAAGATATGTCATGCCTTGCAGCATGAATATATCAAGAATATCGTAGTTTCTCGCACACGCTCCAAAACAATGAAAGCTGAATGTCTTCTGGTTATATATAAAAGAAGCATGGTCTTCTTGATGAAAAGGGCAACAGCATTTTAGATTAGTCCTATCAAAATCTTCAATACCAAGCTCCTTGAAGATTATCAGGGCGTTCTCATCACCAAGTTTTTCCTTGGCGTCCATGATAATTGACCTATCAATTTGCAAATGAACACCCCCTTATCTCATATTATAAAATTCGCACTCTTGGTTTACATCACACAGCTCTTTGCATTGCCAAAACTCCGGCATCGGATTCCAAGTATCGCAATCGGTTATCTTTTGTATCAACTCAGACGCCCATTTCTCTGTGTCATGTAGTTTGTTTTCATCAAATGGTTCTCGGATAAGTGTGTGAGTTCTGAAACAATTAAACTCAAGCCATTTTGGGTATTCGCCATACTTTGCCTTTACACCAGCGGCGTATACATATAATTGTCTGAAATACAAATCAAGTTCTTCGTCGCTTTTTGTTGGTGTTTTGCGTTTTGAACGCGGTTTAAGAGCGCGAGATTTGTGGTCTGTTATTGTTAACCCATCATCATCGCTTAGGCAATCAATAAAGCCTACAAACTCATGTCCAGCAAACTTAAACTGTATCTCATCCTCAACTGCGATTATATTGTTGTGAGGAAAATCTAAATGGCTAAGATAATTAATTCCATCTTGAAAATAATTTCGGAAGATTGAAGAGCTTGGTGCTTTTGCCCTTACGTTCGAGAGGAAGTTGCCGGTAAAGTATGGAACGAGCCGTTCTTTCATTAAATTACCGGCAAGATACTCACTCAAAATCTTGTGCATGAAAGTGCCGTATTCTGCGAAAAATCCACTGCGCTTTTCCGAACCGTATATATAAACCAAGAACCATTGATACGGACAGTCTTCAAAGGAGGTAATGCGAGAAAAGCTCCATGTCATATCATTGATAATGAAATCGTACTTTATAACGCATCACCTCCTAATGGCTGTACTGTTGATTGTTCAAAAGGGAAGCTCTTCCTCGGTTTCATCTTCCTCGTCGGCTGCTGTAGGCGGCTTGGGCGCTGCTACCTTTTTAGCCGGTGCTTTTTTCTGCGGAGCTGCCGTCTGACTATCGCTGGAAGAAGAGCCATCCGCTAACTCGAAGTCAAACACCGTATAGTTTGTATATTCACGCTTTTCTTCTTTGTTATAATCGTTGGTTACATCGCAGTTCAGAATCTTAATTCTTGCGCGTTCCTGAATACCGCTCATCTTGGTATGTGCCGCGCCGACAAAACTCACAAAACCGCTGAAATCAGTTTCGTACTGTTCCGTCTGTTTATTTTTACGGCTTGTAGAAACACGCGCCTTAGTAAACTTATCGCCGGAACGAACGACCTCCCAAACAGTTGCAAATCCACCCTGTCTAAATCCCATTTTTAGTTTCCTCCACTTTCTTTTGTTGTCTTCTTCTTAGCTTGCGGCTTTTCGTCGCTCTGTATTTCATCCTTTTGCTCTGCAATTACAGGAGTATCAATCTTTGCAATCATATCTTGTAAAGCTGCAAGCAGTTCACTTGCTTTGTCTGTTTCCTTGATTTTGAAATAGTTTCCGCTCTTCACATAATTTTTGATAAGGGCGGTAAGTTCTTCACGCTTATCTTGGTTTTTGTCCAAAATAGAATGAACAAGCTCATCAACCTGAGCCGTTATAGCCGACAGCACAGTTGCCTCGTCTTGCTGCTCTGCTTCTGCCTTTTTTGAACGGTAATTGTCAGGGTCATCGTCTGGCGTAGCAACTTGGAAATACTTGAGCATAAAATAGCGATTCATATAAGTAAGCGACGAGCCGAAACACTGGCTTGCTTCGCTTTGTTGCCCGACCAAAGACCAGTGTACAATAATATAATCTTCAGGATTATCATCACAAACCCACTTAAAGGTAACATCAGCCTTGCAAAGCAGCTCATAAATCGTCTCTGTAAGCTTATCTCCGGCTTTTGTAATTTTATCTTTTGTATACTGGTACGGAGTAACTTCAAATGTTCCGGGTGTAATATCAGGAATAAGAGACACCTGATACTTCTCCATACCGGCTGTTACCTTGGCAAGAATCTCGTCCTCGGTAACGTATTTGTAGTTAAAACCAGACTTGTTCTTTCGGATAACTTCTGTCATCTTACGGATTTTTGCAAGACGTTGGTAAATATTAAGTTTTTCTTCTGCCATTTTTAATTACTCCCCTCAATAATATAGGTACTTGCCTCGTCCGCAACGTGAAGTAGCCATGCAATAGGATATTGCTCAAATGTTTTTCCAACATCTTTATTGCCATCCCATGACGCCATATGTGCGTTGACAGCAGCCGCTTCTTCCGGGGTAATCCTCATATAATAACTGATAAGGTAGACAGACTTGCTGCCGTGTCCTCCGAATGAATACTTCTCGTCAATAGAGTAAAACGGCTCAGTTACCCATTGCCCATCGCGTTTTACGTTCTTAGTATCGACTTTATACATATTGACTTTACAAAGGTCATGGAACAGAGAAATGATAGCTACGGTCTCTGGAGATACTTTGATTTCTGGGTAAACAGGCAGCAACCTAAGCATTTCATCGTGTACATGAATACAGTGTTCAACCAGTCCACATTCGTATGCTCCGTGGAATCTACTGCTGGCTGGAGCAGTATAAAAATCAGACTTTTCCAGCCAGCTTAGTAAATCCTCCAGACCATCGCGGTGAATCAGTTCTCTGCATCGAGCTAAAAATTCTGTTTTCAATTACCGCGAGTCCTCCTTATTTATTTTTGGAATGCGTTCGGGCTATTGTAGCCAACGGCATCACATCCATCGCTACATACCGTAGAACTGCTCGTTGCATACATAGAGCCGTCAAGAACGGGCTGCGGAATCTCAGGACGCTTCGTATTTTCAATCTTTTTTGCTTCCGCCGCTGCTTTCTTTTCCTGCGGGCAATACGCAGTTTCAATAAGTCGCTTGAATGCGCACCGGCTACCAAAAATCTTGGACATAAAAGCCATTGCAAGTCCAAACTCCTTGGAGAACTTATCCTTGTCATCACACTTCACAACCGTCTTTGTACCGTCTTCCCATGTAACAATAGTAGCGGGAGGATTGTAGATGATA